CTCTCCTGCGTGTCTTGGCTGATGCGATTACCGCTGACCTCCTGCCAGAGTATCCAGAGACCCAGCAGGGTGATTTTGTACAGTATGACCTTGAAGGTGTACGGGCTTTGGCTGATGACCTTTCAGCGGAAGCCGATCGTGCGGAGAAACTGTACAAGGCTGGGATTATCGATAGAGCGGAAGCAAAGCGCATTGCTGGTCTTGAAGCCGTGCCGCAGGACGAGGGACAACTACACCCACAGGCAATCCCGGTACAGACTACCGATGCGCCTATTGCTGAGATCCGCTCATTCGACATGAAGTATCGCCCGACATCCGGCATGAAGGAAGCGGCACAACGTGCCCTTGATTGGAAGGCTGAGGGCTTTGATGGAGGGACGCGGGTAGGACTCGCTCGTGCAAACCAGATTGTAAACGGTGAGCAGTTATCCGAGGATACGATTCTCCGGATGTATTCTTTCTTTTCCCGTCATGAAGTTGATAAGCAGGCTGAAGGCTTCAACGCTGGTGAGGAAGGTTTCCCTAGTGCCGGGCGTGTAGCCTGGGACTTGTGGGGTGGTGATGCTGGATTCCGCTGGGCAACATCCAAGCGCAACCAAATGCAGGGCGATGAAGGCAAGAGCCTTGATTGTTGCACCCCGGGGGTGGTGTACAAGTCTCACCCTTTTTACGGGTACGAGCTGATGGAGGCTCATACAAGCGAGTAGATGACGGCACAGGCAGAATCTATGCCGCATCGCAGAAGTTCCGCAACGACTTGCTGGAGCGTGAAGGCGTAGCCATAAGCCGGATGCAGAGAGCGTACAAAGCCGCTACCGCTGCAAGTATTGCAGAACTTGAAGCACTAGAGGAACGCATCGCAGAGCGTGAGGCAAACGGGGAAGACCCATCACAAACTATCCTCTGGATGCGTCAGCGGATCATAGACAACATCGAGGAACTTGGTCGTAACTTGCAAGCCTTTGCGGTAGAAGGGGCAACCATAACAGCAGATGGACAACTCGAATCAGCCATCCTTGCGAATGAGACGAGCGGACGCTTGGTTGAAGCGGCGGCTGGTCGCAAACCGGCTAACGTCTCACTCGGCAGTTCATGGACAGCACTGCCAGACGAACAGCTCCAAGCCTTTGTCGGCATGGCGGGTGATGGAAGCCCTCTGGGTGTCCTATTTGAAACCATTCCGCAGGTAACAACCGATGCTATGCAGATGGCTTTGGTACAAGGCATCAGCCTTGGTGAAGGGCCGCGGACTGTAGCAAGGCGTGTACGCAAGGCGGCTGATATAGGTAGGCAGAGAGCCGAGACAATAGCACGTACAGAGATGATCCGCAGTGCCAGAGAAGCACAACGGCAACTGTATACCCAGAATCCTGCGGTTCAAGGTTACCGACGGCAAGCCACACAAGATAGCAGGGTATGTTTAGCCTGTCTGGCTTTATCTGGGACGCTATATGCAACAGATGAAATCATGCCTAGTCACGTAAATTGCAGGTGCGTTCTTGTGCCTGTAACGATGTCATGGGCAGAGATTACCGGGGATTCTTCTATCCCTGACACCAGACCTCCGGTAGCAACACCTGAACGCATCCTTGCTGGATTGTCGGATGCTGACAAGGTAGCCATCATGGGGCCTCAAAGATACCAGATGTATATGGAAGGCAAACCGCTTGCTGATTTCGTGCAGGTAGTACCAAACCAAGACTGGGGGCCTAACACGCGTGTACGGCCTCTACGTGAGCTTATATAGGGTGTGTGGGATACTTACGCCATGGACGTGCTGACAAGCTTTGTTGACGGAATCAAGTCTGACCGCTTAGGTCATGTCAAGGGATACCTTGTGCGCTTTGGCGATACGAAGGCAACCGACCTTGAAGGCGATTACTTCACCCGATCAACCGACTACGGATTCCCGATGGAAGAGGGTAAGCGCGTACCGCTCAACGTCTACTACCACCACGGCATGGATGCTCAGGTAGGTAAGAAGTCCATCGGTACAGGCTTCATCAAGATGACCGATGAGGGACTCTGGTACGAAGCACAACTGGACATGGCAGACGAGTACGGCAAGATGGTTGCCAAGCTTTGCAAGCAAGGCAAGATGGGCTTTTCATCCGGTGCTGCCGCTCACATGGTTGAGCGTAAAAGCATGGGCGGTGCTTCCGAAATCATCCGGTGGCCTATCGCTGAGGCATCGATTACCCCTACACCTGCGGAGTTCCGTAACAGCGTCAAGTCTTTGGAGGAGTACTACGGCATGGGTGAGATGGATGACATGGAAGAAGAGATGGTCATGGCTCCTATGCCTGAGCAATCAGCCGCTGAGTATGCAGCTGAAATCTTCAAGGAAGCCGAAGGCGAACTAATCCACGAAGGGCTTGAAGCCTACTGGGATGCGCTTTCTGGTGCAATGGAAGTTATCGAAAGCCAAGACATGGCAGATGCCTTGATTGATGCTTTTGCAGAACGTGCAAAGGGCTTGTATGCCATGCACGGTGCTAAGTGTATTCACCCTGCATCCTTGCGGGGTGTTGAGCGTCGGCTGCGGGATGCAGTCGGTCTATCACGGTCAAGCGCGAAGCGTTTGGCTCCAGTAGTCTGGGAATCTCTGCGGGATGCAGACCAGCCTGATGAGCAGCCGTCCATCGTAGTCGAGGCGAAAGCCCATGATAATGACGAACGCCAAGAACTCTTGGCTCGTCTGGAGTTGCTAAAACAACTATGACAATCGAAACATTGCAGAATCGTAAAGAATCTGTCCTTGCTACCGCGCGGGAGCTTGCTTCCGGTGATGGTGACCTCGCACAGGTCAAAAGCCTGATGGCTGAAGCCAAGAGCATTGAAGAGCGCATCGAGACCATCAAGAGTCTCGGAGTTACCGCTCCTGTGGTATCCCCTGCTGTCGAAGACAAGCCATGGAAATCCGGCGGCGTATCAAAGCGCATGACCGACCTGCTCCCAGGCGCAACCGCTGATGAGCGTAACTACAAGGCGTACCAGTGGGGCCAGTGGGCACGTTCCATCATGGGCAACCGCAAGGCTGCTGACTGGGTCAAGAACCACATCAAGGCGAACGAAGGTACGGATTCCGCTGGTGGCTATACTGTTCCGGATCCACTTAGCTCTGACCTTATCTACCTGCGTGAGCAGTTTGGTATTGCACGGCAAAACTGCCGCATCTACCCGATGTCGAGCGACACGCTCCGTGTACCTAACGCTACTGCGTCCACTACGGTTTACTATCCGGGTGAGAACACGGCAATCACGCTGTCTGATATGACTTTTGCACAGGTCAGCCTTACAGCCAAGAAAGCCGCTGTCCTTACTCAGGTATCCAAGGAACTGGCAGAAGACAGCATCATTGACTTTGGTGCATCCCTTGCACGTGACATGGCTTATGTCCTTGCTAAGGAAGAAGACCGCGTTGTATTCAACAACGCTACAGATGCCACCACATCCATTGATGGTTGTCTCTGGGCTGTCTACAATGCGAACGCTACCAAGGCTAACATCGCATCGCTCGTGCAGTTCACCACTGGCCAGACAATCACGTACGCTCCAACGCTTACGAACCTGTCTGCTATGGTAGGACGGTTACCAACCTACGCAGCTAACGCCAAGTGGTATATGCACAAGGAGATTTGGTACAACGCCATCGCTCCTCTGCTCAACGCACTCAGCGGAAACGCTATCCTTGACCTTCAGCAGGCATTTGGCGCACAGCCTAAGTTGTTCGGCTACGATGTTGTCTTTGTGCAGAATATGCAGAAGACCTTGGCAGCATCTACGCCATACATCCTGCTTGGTGACCTCTCGGTTGGTACTGCATTCGGTGACCGCCGCTCCGTTACCATTGAGGTATCGGATCAGCAGTACTTCAAGGAAGACGCTCTTGCATTCAAGGCAACCGAGCGTTACGCCTTCTCTGCGTTTGATATCGGTAACGTCAGTGCTACGGCTTCCGCCCGTGTACCTGGTTCGCTCATCGTTGGTGCTTCCTCCGCTACGTAATAGCGTAGCTTCGCAATCAAGACCTCCAGCAGACGTGCTGGGGGTCTTTTACTTTTTAAAAATAGGCGTGTGGGATACTAACCGCATGATGACCAGAGCCGAGGCAATCGCACAGGTAAGCCTTTTTGTGTCTGCCCAGTCCTACCCGCAGATGTCTACAACAGACATCGGCTCCATCTTGGATTCGTTCTCACGCTTCACTACGTGGACAGCAAGCACCGCCTACGCTGTCGGTGACCGTGTAGTGCCTACAACGCCTAATGGTAGGGTATACGAGTGCCGTACAGCAGGCACAACCGCAACGACTGAACCTGAGTTCCCTGAGTATCCCGGCGCACAATACAAAGGCTGGTCAGTACTTGATGGCACGTCAGACCCTGTCCTGATGTGGGTTGACCAAGGCCCGATCAACGTTGAGCGTTACGATGTACGCACTGCAACCCGGCAGGCATGGCTTATCAAGGCATCACGAGTAGCGGCAGACATCGATGCCAAGGAAGGCACAAGCGATGTCAAGCTAAGTCAACTTATGCAACATTGTTTGACCATGGCAGACAAGTTCCGACCGGTGGCTTTCGCATGAGTCCTATCCTGCGCCAGACCATACAGGCAGGCATGGTGCGTAACTTGTGCCAAGACCGCGTAGAGGTACACCGATTCACGCTCACCGAAGATGGCAGAGGTGGTGCTACCGAGACATGGCGCAAGGTTGCCGAATACCCTGCACGGGTTACCAACCAGAGTGATACAGAATCTATTGTTGGTGGAGCGATAGCATCATCAGCGCAATGGACACTCATCGTGGCCGTTGCAGCTGATGTGATGCCTCAAGACCGGGTCTACCTTGTCGGTGATTCATCCCGATACTTTGATGTGATTGGTACAGACTTTGGACAGACAGAACTTTTGGTACAGCACTGTGGACTAGTGGAGCGGGTGGCATAATGGGCGCATCAGAATGGACAACCATAGGTTTAGCGGCAGTAACCGGGATTATCAGCCTGCTTGCCTACATCATCAAGTTCTTGCATCGCATGGACAAACGTGGAGCCGTTGACACCGCTAAAATTGAAGACCACGGGGTGCGTATTGGTAGGCTTGAAACTGCAACAGGTGAAATGCGTACAAGCATCACCAAACTGGAGGCGAAACGATGAACGGGATATCTTTTGGTCGGTTGGCGGTTGTTGTCTTGATCGCCTTTGTTGCTTCCTTTGCAACCGTCTTTGGTGATGGCGTTCGCACAGCTGAAGCACACGACATCGCCGAGCTTGGCGCAGTGATGGCACTGTACGGCTCGAAGGCGGTAGCGGCTGGTGTCTCCGCTGCGGTGAGTTCTGTGCTGGCGTTCTTGACGATGCCGTTTAAGAATGTTGAGGCAAACAGCTTGAAGGTGGGCAAATGAACCTGCAAAACTACAGGCTGGAACCTAACCCGAACAGCCCCGGTGACTGGATTGTCTTTGGGGATATCTGCGATAATGAAGGCAACCTGCTCGGCACGTTTGGTGAAAACGGCACAAGCGTATTTGGGTGGTGGGTCTTACAAGATGTAGAGTTTCAAAAGGGTTTTAGCAATCAATTTGCTGTTGTTATGGCTCAAGAAATCGTGAATGGAACAGCTGAATAATGGCAACGTACTATGTAAGGCCAGACGGAAACAATACAAATACTGGCACTGGTCCCGGAGCAGGTCAAGCGTGGGCAACCATTCAAAAGGCTTTAGGTGCGACAGGTATTGGTTCTGGTGACACGCTGTATATCGCTCCCGGTTTGTACGGTGAGCAGGTAACCATCGGTGGCACATATTCAACAACCACAAATATTATCGGTGACCCAACCGCTTCACAGTTCAGTGGTGTATCTGCTGGTCGAGTGCAAATCGGCGCATACAACAATCTAAATAATGCACCGCTTTACACCGGCGCAACAATTAGTGGGACATCTAAATCAAATCTGAGTTTTTCAAACATAGAGTTTTTGCTGTCAGGTGGAATAGTTGCAAACGCAGGAATATATTTTGCATCGTCTCAAAATAACACATTTACAAAATGTGTTTTTCAAGACTGTGCAAGAACAGCACACCTTGTATCACTGGCTCCAGCAGCATCAACTGCAATCAATTTCACTTTTAGAGATTGTGTGTTTTTAGGTGCTGTAAGTAATACCATTTCATACATCTTCACAATATATGGGGCAGGTAATAACACAGACATAACATCATTTACAAACTGTGCTTTTATTGGGCATCACACAGCCATTTATGCCGACGCTGTTAAGTTCAGTGTAATGAACTGTACATTTTGGAATCAAACAGCAGGTATAGCACACAGTGGCGGCAATCCGCTAACAGTTACAAACACCTTATTTTTTGGTTGCGGAACTGGGGCAACATTTGGATCAGGTACACAAACCTATAATAGGTTCATTGCTTGTGCTACAAACTTTAGTGGTGCGGCTGTAAGTGCTACAACCAGAGTAGTTGGTACACCCGGTGTCGAAAACCTCTACACTCTTCTGACAGGTATAGCAAATCTACAACCATTCAGCAGTTTTCCTAACAGCCCAAATACTAGTTTCGGCACGGCAACCGGTGCGCCTTCTACTGACTTGTATGGCGTAGCGTGGACAGGTACGAGCCCAGATTCAGGCTCTGCAACATATCGCAGTTTGTCTGCTGTGGGTGCTTACAATCCATCAGAGCGCAACGCTAGTACAATCACAATCGCTCCCGGCTCAACATCGCAAAGCATTGAACTCTACCTTGGTGCTACAGGCCTCACAGCATCCACAAGTGGTCTCACAGCCCGCTACAACCGCACTAGGACTGCATCTGTAAGCATCCCTCTCGTAGCCCGTACCATTGCACAGGCGTGGACTGCTGGTGGCTTTGCCGAGGTTGACGCAACCAACATGCCGGGCGTGTACAGATTGGACTTGCCTGATGCTGCGCTTGCTTCTGGTGCTGACGATGTCACTGTAGTGGTACGTGGTGCGTCTGGTACTAACGGTGCGGTCATGACGGTCAAACTGAGCAGTGGTGGCTTGACGGAAGCACAGACGGCATCTGCTGTGCTTGATGCTGTTGGTTCCTCATATGTCACTGCTGGTTCGATTGGTTACGCTATCCAGAATAGTAATGTGGCAAGCATAAGCGGTAGCACTAGTGCTGCGGATGAGCTTGAAGGTGCTTTGCTTCACAACGGTACCGACTACATCAGCGCAGAACTCGTTACCCCTGTTACCTCAGCCGCTCTGGTTCGCATGGGTCCTTTTGAGGTTAGGGCTGATGGTCTTGGAGCATCTGATCCGCTAGACATCCAGAAGGGCGCACAGCACGGCATCGATATCCAGTGTGTAGACAACAACGGCGCAGGGATTGATATCACCTCTGCAACGGTTACGGCTAAGGTCTACAACAGTGGTGCTACGCTGGTTGACAATTACTCTTGTACGGCAACCTATGCAGCTGATGGACGTGCAACCTTTACCATCGATACGACGGTGACAAACGTACCGGGCACTTACACTGCAACGATTACACGCACAACGGGTGCATCCGATACGCAGGTATTCGGTCCACTGCGAATCTATGTGAGGGATATCTAATGGCAATAATCTTTGACTTGACGGAAGACCCTCAGCAGGTCGTGCAAGTCTCCGCATGGGTCGGAGACTGGCACTCCTACGTCGTCCGCTTGGTGGACGAACTAGGAAGCCCTGTGGACATCACAACTGGTACTCTTGGTGCAACCTTTACCAATATCGCTACGGGTAGTGCTTATTCGTTTGGTGGTGGAAGCGTGACGCTCACCAAGCAGTACAGCGCACAAGGCATCCTGTCTGTTCTGAATCCTGCGGCTTATCCGACATCTGCCAACATCCGGCTAACGGTATCGTTTACGGTTGGTAGTGATGTCCGGCGCTTTGGACCGTTAGAGATTGAGGTTCTGGCTCCGTGATAAAGGTTTCCTACAGCCTGAAGCAGGTAAACCTGCAAGCCTACCAGAAGAATATTGGTAGGTTGTCTCAGGTTGTCGGAAAAGCTGCTGCGGATATCGAAGGCGAAGCAAAAGCCAGCATTCTAAAAAGCTCTGGCAAGTACAAGCAATACGGTAATCACTGGTCAAGCCCTCCGGGTTCACCACCTAACAACGACACCGGCAATCTTGCCAACAGTATCGGACACCGTATGCTTACACCTACATCGGCTGAAGTGTTTGTAGGTGCAAAGTACGGAGTACCGCTGGAACTGGGGTGGATATCGAAGGCTGGCAACCATGTACCGGCAAGACCGTTCCTGCGTCCTGCTGTTGAGTATGTAGCCCCGTCTTTTCAAGCAGCGTGTAAGGTTATCCTGAAGGGTGGCAAGTAATGGCATTTGAGCCAGCAGTAATCGAGCAATGGATCTACGAAACGTTCATAGAGGATAGTACCTGGATGGATTTGCTTGCACTTAACAGTAGGCCTTACGAATTCCATATGTCGGTCTACAACTCCTCTAC